ATCGAGAGCTATGATGTGAGCACATTTATGCTCGTGCGGTATCTCTGAATGATCCGTATCTAGGATATTAGGCTCTGGATGAGCAAAGTCAACCGTAAATAAATACTTGCCAGGATGCCATTTTTTATCTTTTCCTATGTATTTACCAGCTTGCGCTTCTAAGATATCCCAAGAATGAACAGAAGGATAATAACTAAAACAATTCCAAAGCTGTAGCTCATCAAGTCTACGCCTAGGAACATCCTCTGGTTTAAAGCCGCGTTGTATAAAAGCTGTAATAGGTAGCCTGTAAAAAATTGCACCATTCTCCATAATCGCGTGAAAAAGAAGAGACTTGCCCGTAATGGAACTAATACCAAAGATAATACAATCTTCAACTTCACCGTGATGACTTTTAAGATCATAAAGATATTCCTTTCTGATCTGTGCGTATTCTACCGGTATGTTCGCATTTAAGTAAGCCATAATTATCCATTTATTTCTCCCCAAGTTTTTCCAGACTCGTAATCAACTTTGTTGGGAACTTCCAAACTAACAGCATTCTCCATAATTTCAATTATTTTTTTAGCTTGTTGATCTGACTCTACAGAAATATCCAATTCATCGTGGATTTGTATGTGCGGTATGATGCCTTCGTTATAAAGATCCACCATAGCTTTCTTTGTCATATCAGCTGCGGATCCTTGTATTAATTTATTCAAGGCCTTGTAAGTGAATGCTCTACGTATTCTACCTCTACCATAAGTTCTCTCTGCCTCCTCAAACTCCATAGGTTTATGCATACCAAACTGATTTGGTTCCCATTTTGTAAATCTACATCTACGTCCTAATAAAGTTCCAATAGATCCAGATGTTTGCGCTGTCTTTGATGTGTAGTTCATAAGATCTCTAACGAATGGCACGTTAGTGTGGTAGGTGTTAAATAATTCTTCTGCCTCTTGTTTAGTGTTTAATCCTAACTCAGCTTGTAGTTTAGCTTTACCCATACCATAAAATAATCCTAAGTTTATAGTCTTGGCTTGTGTCCTAGATATATTTGCCATATCAGCTACAGTTTGGTGAAAGTCCACGGTGTTATCTTTAAATTTATCTACAATGCTTGAAACAGATTCATCAAAACAAATTGGTTCTGTGGTGGCTGCATAGTGCACCACAAGTCTTGGCTCTTGTTGACTGTAATCAAAACAACCCCATTGATGATTTTTCTCTGGTATAAAAAGAGAACGAATCATTGGTCCTAAATCTTTATTTCTTGCAGGTATCTGCTGCAGGTTTGGATTTGAATAACTAAATCTACCAGTAACAGTCCCACCTTGATCAGACCTTATTGGGTTGATATCTGCGTGTATTCTACCCCTATATTGATGTTTTAGTATGGTATCTATAAAAGTTGTGTGTGCCTTGTTTATCTCTCTAGCTTTTGCTATATTTTTAACTATAGGATGTAAATGAGTTGAAAGGAAATTTTTTGTAAATGAAGGTGACTGTGTTTTCTCGGTTCTGGCGTAGGTTAAGGAAAGTTTGTCGAACACTTTGGCAATCGATCTTGCTGCCCATATTTGAACATCTATTCCTGTTTGTTTTTTTACTTCTTCTAGGAGTAACGCTTCCTGTTGTGATAACTGCTGTTTCAATTTATGAGCACGTTCTACGTCGACACGAACCCCTTTAAATTTCATATCTATTAAACAAGGAAATAATTGTGTTTCTAAATCAAATATTTCTTTTAAGTTTTGTTTATTTATTTCTCGTGATAAAACTTTAAATAATTCTAATGTAAGTTTAGCATCTTGTTCTGCATAATTACCCACATACATTGCAGGTAGCTTGTATAATTCTTTTTTAGGATCTATACCCCAAGACTCTGCAGCTTCTTTCAAAGCTTTTTCATCTTTAACTTCACCAAGATAATCAAAAGAAATACTGTTAAGTGTGTACCACAATCTATTTTCATCTATTAAGGATGCCATAACCATAGTGTCAATAATGTGTCCCTTAACCGGTATGCCGTACGCTTTTATCCAACATACATCGTACATTGCATTATGAAATATTTTCACTGCATTGGTTGCACAAACTTTTTTAAACCATTCTAAAACTATTCTTCTATCTAAATTACCACCACCTTCGTGTGCGATAGGATAATATCCAGACCAACCTTCTACAGCTACAGCTATGCCTACTATCTCCCCGTGTCCTTGTATTGCGCCTGAACCTTTTGATCTAAGATCAACATCTTTTGTCTCTAAATCTATCGCTATGTATTTTGCATCAGATAAATCTGGAAAACTTTCGGGACAATCCCATTCTGTTTGCACTGTGAACATTATTTCTTTTTAGTATCTTTTAACTTAACTATTTCTAATTGGCAATAGTGAATTATCTTTTCTAGGTCTTGTATCTTATTTTTATTCAAATATCTACAAACGTATTTTACAACACATCCTTGAAAAAACGAGAGATTATTTTTTGAAATAAACTCATACGGCTGTATGATAAACTTTCGATAATGAGATCCACCTACCTGCCTTGATTGTGGTTTCTTTTTCATATCTTCAAACATATTTATGTCTGTCATATTAATGGTACTCCTATGTTATATTGATATTCATAATCTTGATTAGTTATGAATAGTTTTTCTTTTGCTCTTGTTATACCCACAAAGAAAGTTCTGTGTTCTGAATCAGGATCTTTTTGTGCTGACTCGTAAATGATTCTTTCTAAATCTGTAAACAGAACCACGTTATCACACTCCTCACCTTTTACACTATGTATTGTAGATAATTTTATTCTTGCAGGTTTCATTAAGTCATCACCGTTCTTTAGAATTGTTCTAATGTAGCCTTTACTTTGTTCAGGAAAGTTAAGTTGCTCCCAGCTCCCCGTCACTCGAAGCCCGTGATGTTCTCTCAAACCCTGCAAATTAATTGATTCAACCATCGCCAGTGTCTTGCCGCCTGCGTAACCTCTTTCTAAATGTCCATCTCTAACCGTAAGATAGTCCCATAAATCTTCTACGTCTTCTTTATTTACATACGCGCCTTGATTCAAACGTATCCAGACTCTATAAGCATTTAACATTTTAGCTGGCAAGAGCTCCTGATTTTTACAATCAAACCTTAAATTTAAATTATATAAATGTTCACGAAGAGGTTCTAACATTTTGTTTGTTCTTGTTAACACCATCCAGTTTTCTTTTGAGAAGTCTATAGATTGAAAGTCTACGTTAGTATAAACTTTTCCTTCAGCATTTCTTGGTAGCCACTCTTTCTTTAAACGATTATGCATATGTGGGAATATAGATTCTGCTAATCTATGTATTCTCTTAGGCACTCTTTGTGATTGTTTCTGTGGATCAAGAATACCTTTTAAATTTATAAATATATTAGGATCAGCGCCTTGAAACGTGTAAATAGTTTGATCATCGTCCCCTGCAATGTAAGAACGAGCACACTTACTCTCTATGTAAAAAAACATATCCCATTGCAAAGGACTAAGATCTTGGGCTTCATCGAGGAAAACAACGTGTAGTGGTGGACACGCGTCCTCCTCGACAAACTTAGAAATCATATCAGAATACTCAAACATACCTGTTTGATCTTTGTACATCATCAGATCCTCATAGATTTGTTCTGTTAACCAGATGTCTGTGCTGTAATGTAATTCTAATTCTACAGCGGCGTCGGACAATAACATCTTTTTATTTCTTGCGTATTCTATTATTCGCATATGTGTATTTTTATACTGTGGTTGCCCTGACTCATTTACATAACTTTCAAAAGATAAGTCAGCGCAAATATTGGAGTAATTTTTAAATCCTTTCCATTTTTCATTCTTTAATAAATGTGTCGTAGTATTTAATTCTAACTCTCTAGAACCAAAGGCGTGCATAGTGCTTACAGTAATTTTATCGTTGTTTATTCTTTTTTTAGCTTCTTTTACTGCAGCGTTACTAAAAGCTATGTACGCAATCTTTTCAGGTTGTGTGCCTATTACATTCAGCTCATTCTCTAAAAGCTCCATAAGTCTAAATGTCTTACCCGTGCCTGGTGGACCAGGGATAATTATTCTACGCAAAAGGTGGCTCCTTCATTTTTGTTTTTCTTACAATAGGTTTGTTAACGTCTTGTTGTTTAACTGATATATAGCGAACACTTTTATTATTAATCTTGCCAGGCACCTCTTCTGCACCAAACAATGTCTCTAACATTCTAGCTGTTTTAGATTTAGGGTATTTCTTTGTGTCCCACAGTTTTGTTCTTACAACATACTTCCAAAAATCTTTAAATTTAAAATAACTAACACCCTCCTCTGTGTATGAAAGACCTCTCAATATATCTTTCCAATCTTTTCCTGGTATCTTCATCGTATAGTCTGTTAATAATTCTTTCAGCTGTACATCTATCTTTGTGGACTCTGGTGCCTCGATTGGTATTGTGTCTTTCAGTAATTTATTTATTGCCTTTCTCCAGATTAGTTTACCCACTGGAGGCATAGCTTGGTTAATCTGTTCTAAACATTTTAGTGAGAATCTATCTGGCTCGTGCAAATCTTGTGATTCTACTTCTACTTGCTCATCACCTATAGTTACGTAATATAGTGGTGGATCAGAATCATACTTTTGTATTTCTTTTATTTCTGTTTCAGGCACGCCATCACCCACACCAAACTCTTGCATCACACATTTTTTTGAATTACAAAAAGATGCTATAGGTTCATCCTTACATTTATAGTTATACTCTTTACCATCGATTGATTTTATTAGTGTGTCTATTTCTTTTTTATCTAGTGGCGGCTTACAATAAGCTTCATTGTA